AATTCAGCAATGATTAAAACTATTCTAAATAATAATAAAGATGCTGAATCTGCTACATTAAAAGTAAATTCACAAGGGTTAATGAAACTTGAATTTACAGGTGAGAATTGGGAAAGTTTTTATTATATTATTAGAAAAGCAGATGTTTAATGTGGGACGTAAATAATTTTATTTTAGAACGTTACGAGGTATTAAGGGATAAACATAATTTTACTCCCTCAAAAATACTAGACATTGGTGCCCACGTAGGAGACTGGTATAAAACTATTAAAACTATTTACCCTAATTCAGAGGTATTAAGTATTGAAGCCAATCCTAATTGTACTACACAACTAAGTAGAACAAATCCTAATTCTATGATTTTATGCTTAGGTAAAGAAGAAGGTACTACTAAATTTTACATTAACGTCTCTGATCCTTACTGTACTGGAGCTTCAATGTATAAAGAACAAACTGAGTTTTACGATGGTTCTACTGGAGTTACTTTACCTGTAGCCACTTTAGATTCATTAAATCAGCAATTTGATTTTATTAAAATGGATGTTCAAGGAGCAGAACTTGATATTATTAAGGGAGGAGAAAACGTAATTAAAAACGCTACTATTTTACAATTAGAATTAGCAATGTTAGATTACAATGAAGGTGCCCCTAAAGCAAGTGAAATCATTTCTTACCTATATAATTTAGGATTTAATTTGTTTGATATTGGAAGCTTTTATTTTTGGGATAAAAAACTTAATCAAAGTGATATGTTTTTTGTAAATAGAGAGAAACTTAACATACGTATAAACAACGAAAGATGACCCTAGGGCATTTATTTTTATTATTAACCGCTGATCTTAGAGACAGCATAAATTTAAAGTGATATGAGTACACTATTTTATGAGAGAAATCTCTCACCATTTGATCTATTATTTAAAGACTTTTTTAAGTCTGATTTACATTTCCAACCGGCTACCGAAGCCAAACATTCCCACCCCGTAGACATTTATGAAAACAGAAATGGACTTCATTTTGAAGTTGCATGTACGGGCCTTACTAAAAAAGATATTGAATTAAATATTGAAGGAGATATCTTAAAAATCAGTTATAATAAACCCCAAGATGAGGATTGTTGTGAAGTAAACGATTGTAATTTTATCCATAGAGGTATTGCAAGACGTTCATTTAACCTAGGTTATAAAATTGCTTCTAAATTTAGCTTAGCAAACGCTACAGCTGAAATGGAAAATGGTCTTTTAAAAATTTCAATTCCATTTGCTGAAGAATCTAAACCAAAAGTTTTAAAAATTAAGTAAGTTATAATTTTGATCCCTGGGGTCTCTTTCGTATATTCAAGTTAAATAAATAAATAAAAGTTATGGCAAAGCCAAGTAAATCAAATTTACGTTTCATTAAGGACCCAGTATTGACTCCTTATTACATTCAATTAGATGATCATTGTTACATCGCTCAGAAATCAACATATTCTGAGTCAGGTAAAGAGTATCAAAATACTTTAGGTCATTTTAATAGTCTAAGTAATTGTCTAGAAGCAATTGCCCGTGATGACGCTAAATCTCAAAGTTATGATTCATTAAAAGAATTCGTAGAACGATTTGAACAAAAAACAGAAGAATTAAAAAACCTAATTAGATTATGATTGAAGCACTTTATAACGCGGTTGTAGTAAAACCCGTAGAAGTAGAAGAAACTACTTATGGTAATATCGTCATTCCAGATATGGGAAATGACGTAAATAAAACAGCTGAAGTAGCAGCTGTAGGTCCCGGCTACACAGCTATGGGAGGTACTTTTATTCCTACTCAACTTCAAGTTGGTGATATTGTAGTTCTACCTACAATGGGGTTCACCAAATTTGAATATGAAGGTCAGGAATATTGGATTGGTAAAGAAAACGAAGTTTTAGCAAAAATTAACAAGTAATGAGTAAAATTATCGAATTTGGCCCTGAAGCCAGAAAACAACTAGTAAACGGAATTGATAAATTAGCTGATGCTGTTGTTGCTACTATGGGTCCTAATGGACGTAATGTAGTAATCTCAAAACCAGGTGAATACCCACAATCAACAAAAGATGGTGTTACAGTAGCTAAAAGTATTTCACTCGAAGACCCAATCGAAGAATTAGGTGTTCAAATGGTAAAACAAGCAGCTATTCAAACTGCTAATGTAGCAGGTGATGGTACTACTACTTCTACTCTTTTAGCACGTGAGATGGTTAAAGCAGGTTTATCTCATCTAAATAATGGAGCCAATGCTGTAGAAATTAAACGTAGCATTGATACAGCTGTAAAGCAAGTAGTAAATACCCTCCGAGAAAATGCTGAAGATATTACCTCAGAAGAACAATTAGAACAAATTGCTACTATCTCAGCTAACAACGACCCTGAAGTAGGTAAATTAATTGCTACTGCTATGAATAAAGTAGGTCGTGATGGTGTTGTAACTATTGAAGAATCTAAGTCAGGTGAAACTTATCTAGAGACTGTAGAAGGTATTCAATTTAATAGAGGTTTTAAATCACCATATTTTGTAACTAATAATTCTACAATGTCAGCTGGATTAACCAATCCTTATATTTTAATTGCTGATCATAGGTTTACTAAAGTAAAAGAATTACTCCCAGTACTAGAAGGTGTATCAAGTACTGGTCGTTCTCTTCTTATCATTGCCCAAGATATTGATAATGAAGCACTTGCTACACTAGTTGTAAACAAGATGAGAGGTACAATCGCAGTATGTGCTGTTAAAGCTCCTGAATTTGGTGATCGTCAAAAACTTCTTATGGAAGACATTGCGATTTTAACAGGAGGTGAAGTATTTAGTACCGAAAAAGGTATGAAACTTGATAAGTTTAGCTGGGATTGGTTTGGCGAATCAAGAAATGTTAACGTAACAAAAGAACAAACTACAATTGTAGATGGAAAAGGAGATTCAGGACGAATTGAAGCACGTATTGAAGCACTACAACAACAAATCGAACAAGCAAACTCGCCGTTCGAAGTCGAAAAGCTCCAAGAAAGGCTGGCGAAATTCGTCGGAGGAGTGGCAATAGTCCACGTTGGTGGTAACACCGAAACCGAAATGAAGGAAAAAAAGGATCGTGTTGACGATGCTTTAAATGCTACTAAAGCTGCTATTGAAGAAGGCATTGTACCTGGTGGTGGTTCAGCTCTATTATATGCTCGACAAGCTATTGAAGGTAATGATATTGGTGCCGAAATTGTAAGACAAGCATGTGGTAAACCATTTACCCAAATCCTTACAAATGCTGGATACGAGGAAGTACAAAGTATGATCCTTGCTGATACTTTAGTTAACTCTGGAGATGAGGATGTTTGGACAGGTTATAACCTTAGAACTGAATCAATGGTTAATATGAAAGAAGCAGGTATCATCGACCCAACAATGGTAACACGTTCAGCACTTGAAAACGCTGCTTCAGTAGCAGGTACTATCCTACTTACAGAATGTACAGTAGTAGACAAGCCTGAAGAGAATAATAATCAAGTTGACCCAATGTCTATGATGGGTGGAATGATGTAATGAAAACTGAAGTTAAAGAATTCAATGAAGTAATCGCAAATAGACAAGCACCTGGTGATCGTTGGGTGCTTGTCGGCGATTCTAAAGTACATAATTCTCTTACTGAAGCTCTTGAAGCATGGTTTCAAAAAACCGGTGAGAAAGCTGAATTTAGACTTGCCCCTTTAGATAGTAAGTTGTATGTTATACGAAATAAAGAAGTGGAAGTAAAACCACCCCCAGTAAAAAGTTATAGTTTATATGGTGACCGCGACTAAAGATCACACTTTATTAGTTGAAAAGTATCGTTCTAAAGATTTAGATGAATATGTTGGTAACGAACATATTAAAAAAACTATTCAACAATATCTAGGTCAAAATGACATTCAAAACCTTATTTTCTACGGCCCAGCAGGTACTGGTAAAACTACATTAGCAAAACTTATTGTTAATAATCTTAATTGTGATTACTTGTATATAAACGCGAGTGATGAAAGGGGTATCGAAACTATTAGAGACAAGGTTTCTGGGTTTGCTTCAACAGCTTCATTTAAACCACTCAAAGTAGTTATTTTAGATGAGGCTGATTTCTTAACAATCCAAGCCCAAGCTTCACTTCGAAATGTAATTGAGACATTCTCACGTACTACACGTTTTATTATGACGTGTAATTATGTTGAACGTATTATTGACCCACTTCAATCACGTTGCCAAGTACTCAAGGTTATTCCTCCTAGTAAAAAAGAGGTAGCAGTACATTTAGCTAAAGTTATGGCTTATGAAGCTATTTCTTATGATGTGGAAGATATTAAAACTATTGTGAATCAATATTATCCTGATTTACGTAAATGTCTTAATACAATTCAGTTATCAACTCAAGACCAAAAATTGGTTATAGATAAATCAGTATTAGTGTCATCTAATTATATGACATCAATACTAAAAGAATTAAGTAATGTTAAACCTAAATGGCGTGAAATTCGTCAAATCATTGCTAACGCAAATATTAGCGATTTTGAGGAGCTTTATCGTTATCTTTATGATAATGCTCATGTATACGCAAGTGGTCGTGAAGGGATGGTGGCAATTTATATCAACGAATATAGTTACCAATCCAACTTCCGTATTGATAAAGAAATCAACTGTATGGCACTCATACAAAAATTAATTGAATTGAAATGAAACAATTCCTAAAATTCTTAGTAATTTGGATTAGCCAAAATCTAGCTATACCTTTCTGGATGATTGGGCACGTTCATTTATCATTAAATGCTTATGAAGACCTACATGAAATAATCGCTAGTGTAGGTATGAATATTTTAGTAGCGATTGGATTTTATTTAGATTATAAACAAAATAAATAGACATGGATCAACAACAAATGAACATGAATATCGATTTGAAAAACACTCAGTCGGTAGAACACAAAAATGGTAAAGTATGGGCTCAAGGGTTCATTATTCGTAGAATTTCTAAATTCGTAGCAGGTACCCCTGAGGATGCTCTTATGCCTATCCCAGTATTTTACGATCCTGAAACTGGTGAAATTCTTCAAGAAACCCTTCCAAAAGAGCTAAGAGATGAAGCAGGTGACAACCATCTTTCAGTGGTTGAATGAGATAACAACTCATAAAACTTCTGTTCACGAAATTTCGGAAGAATCGTGGGATAAGTTTAATTCTTACATGATACATAGATACGTATCTATGAACATGGATTACATTGACATAGTAAATTATGTTCAAAAGATTAATCCACAAAATAAGAAACAAATTTATACTATCTACAAAGACATGATTCCGAAAAAAAAGGTTTACCTCAAGTATGTAAAAAACGAAAACAAAAGAAATTATCAAGAATTAGCAGAATATATAGCCGAATACTTAGAATGTAGTTTAGGTGAAGCTGATGAATATATTGACATTTTACAAGAACATGGTGTTCGAGGTATCCTTTGGAAAATGGGAGTAGAAGAAAACGAAACAGAAAAATTAATCAAAAAAGCAATGTTATGAGTAAATTAGTAGACATGCTAAAACGTTCAGCTGAAGCTGATAAAGCTAAAGCTTTATTAACCCTAGATTTACTAGAAAACCACCCAGCAGGTATTGGTGATCATTCAACTGAAGATTTTTATAAAAATGCTGAAGAAGCACTTGCTATGTTAGCGGATGCTGATGATAGATTGGATGCTATTCAAAATTATTTAATACATAAAGAAGTTTTAGTTTAATGGATTTAAGTGGTTTTGATTGGGGGTGGATGAATGAAGGAGATGGTCTATTCCATAAAGAAGCAATCTCAGGAGAAATCTTCAGAGATAAATTGTACGAACAATTTTTTGAAGTACAAGAGGGAGATATTGTATTAGACGTAGGTGCTAGTATTGGTCCTTTTACTTATTCAATTTTAGATAAAAATCCTTCTAAAGTAATTTGTGTTGAACCTTCTCCTGTAGAGCATCCTACATTAGAAAAAAACACTCAAAATGGTCCAGTTACTATAGTAAAAAAAGCCTTAACCCCTAATGATGGTGAAGTTATTTTAACTGAAGTATTTGGGATGGATAACCATCTTAAAAAGGAAGTTAAATTAGAAGGTATTTCTTTTAATAGTCTACTTAAAGAAAATAATTTACAAAAAATTGACTTCCTAAAAACTGATTGTGAAGGAGGGGAGTATAGTATTTTTACTTTAGATAATTTTTGTTGGTTAAAAGAAAACCTTGGAGTAGCAGTAGGAGAATGGCATCTTTCAACCCCTGAATTGAAACAACAATTTAGAGTATTTAGAGATGTATTTCTAAGATTATTCCCCAACCACGAAGTATTCTCAGTAGATGGAGTAAATATTAAGTGGGATTTATGGAATGAACATTTTATAGAATACTATAACGAAGTTATAATTTATATTAATAATAAAAAATAAATATGAACCCGAATCATATTGATCTACCAGGAACCCCTATTGAATTAGAAGGTGAGATTGTAGGTTATGTTAAAAATAGTAAAACTACTACAAGAAAAGACCCATTCGGCAACCGATGGGAAAACCACCCAGCATCAGTAGAAAACCAAATTAAAGATGAACCTACCATCAAATATGGTCTTACAGCCACCGAAATTCTTAAAAATGAGTATCCTCATATTTACTCTGGTTATATGGCTATCGTGGAAGAGCAGCTGGAGCTATTTAGCAAAAAGCATCTTGACTACGGTATGTCTAATATCAGCGCTGGTACTACTCTTAGTACTTCAGATGAAAGGGAATTTGCTCTTACAGGATTATGGTATAGAATAAGCGATAAAATTAGTAGATGGAAGAACTTACTAATCAATAACAAAAATGTTAATAACGAACCTCTTACAGATACCTATCAAGATATTGTAAATTACGGAATTATTGCTCAATTAGTTGAGCGTGGTCTGTGGAAAAAATAGATTATGAAAAAATTAGTTTTATTTGATTTAGATGGTGTTATAGTAGATACCAAAGAAATTCATTACAAAGCCCTAAACGATGCTATTGCTCAAGTAGACCCAAAGTATATTATTACTGAGGCTGAACACGTTGCTCGTTATGATGGATTGAAAACCAGAACTAAACTTAATATGTTAAGTGAAGAAAAAGGTTTACCATATACCGAACATCAAAAAATCTATGATGAAAAACAACGTTTAACTATTCACCATTTTTCTCAAATTCAAACTAATGAAAGAATGAGAGAAATCTTCCGTACTCTTAGAGAAGAAGGTTATATGGTAGGTTGTTGTACTAATTGTATTCGTAGAACAGCTTTAGTAGCACTTGCTAAAGTAGGTGTTATTGAATATCTAGACGTTATCATGACTAATGATGATGTTAAAAATGCTAAACCACACCCTGAAATTTATTGGAAAGCAATTTCAATGATGAATTGCCTCCCAGAGGAAACTCTTATTATTGAAGATTCCCCACAAGGATTATTAGCAGCAACTCGTAGTAAAGCTGATGTTGTTAGAGTAAAAAATTCTTCAGATGTTACAATGAAGAAAATTAATAATAAATTAAAAACAAAGAAAAAGATTATGAATAAGTGGCATGATGATAAGATGAATATCCTTATCCCAATGGCGGGTGCTGGTTCTAGATTTGCTAAAGTAGGCTATACTTTCCCAAAACCCCTAATTGATGTTAAGGGGAAACCAATGATTCAAATTGTAGCTGAAATGCTAAATGTTGAGGCTAATTTTATTTATATTGTACAAAAATCACACAGAGAACAATATAACCTCGATACTTTACTCAATTTAATTACACCAAATTGTAAAATCGTGGAGGTAGATGGAATGACAGAGGGAGCAGCATGTACCACGTTACTTGCCAAAGAATTCATTGATAACGACGCACCACTTATCCTATCTAACTCTGATCAATTTATTGATTGGGACTCAACTGAATTCATGTATAAAATGAATGAAAAAGATTACGATGGTGGTATTGTATGTTTCCCAGCTACACACCCAAAATGGTCATTTGCTAAAACAGATGAAAATGATATTATTACAGAAGTAGCAGAAAAAAATCCAATTTCAAGTAATGCCACAGCAGGTATCTATTATTGGAAAAATGGATCGGATTACGTTAAGTATGCTGAACAAATGATCGAAAAAGATATTCGTGTTAATAATGAATTCTATGTTTGTCCCGTATATAATGAAGCAATCCAAGATGGTAAACAAATCTACAACCATATGATCCCAGCTGAAAATATGTGGGGATTAGGTACACCAGAAGATTTAACTTACTACTTAGAAAATTATAAATAAATGATTTTAATTTCACACAGAGGAAATCTTGAAGGGCCCAACCCTGAAAAAGAGAATAATCCCGAATATATTGATGAAGCCCTAAGAGCAGGGTTTCATTGTGAAATTGATGCCTGGATTAAAGATGATAAGCTTTATTTAGGACATGATGAACCCCAATATCATGTAGATGGCCAATGGTTAAATGAACGCTATCATATGCTTTGGATTCATTGTAAAGATATGGATTCATTATCTAAATTTAATGAGTTAGACCCAAATGGTTCTAAATTAAATTATTTTTCACATGACCAGGACCTTGGAGTATTAACTTCTAAAGGATACATTTGGTCAACACATTTATACGATAGAGGGATTTTAGTAATGCCTGAAGTTTTTAGTAAAGAACCAAATGAAAACACATTTGGGGTTTGTAGCGATTATATAATTAAGTATAAATAATATGTATGACTACCTTATAGTTGGATCTGGATTTTTTGGATCTATATGTGCTTATGAACTTAGTAAAAAAGGTTACAAAGTATGTGTTATAGAATCAAGGGATCATATAGGGGGCAATTGTTATACTCAAAACGAAGATAACATTAACATACATAAGTATGGTCCCCATATCTTCCATACCTCAAATAAAAGGGTTTGGGAATGGATCAACCAATTTGTTTCATTTAATAATTTTACGTTACGTCCTGTAGCAAACTATAAAGGTGAAATATTTTCTTTACCTTTTAATATGTGGACATTTAGTAAACTTTGGAATATTACTCATCCCGAAGAAGCTAAAAAAATTATTGAAGAGCAAAGTAAAGATATTGATGAACCTACAAACCTAGAAGAACAAGCTATTAAATTAGTAGGTAAAGATGTTTATGAAAAACTAATCAAAGGGTATACTGCTAAACAGTGGAGAAAAGATCCTAAAGAATTACCTAAAGAAATAATCAAAAGATTACCTGTACGTTTTAATTACGATAATAATTACTTTAATGATAAGTACCAAGGTATTCCTGTTGGAGGTTATACTCAAATATTCGAAAAATTACTAGAAGGAATAGATACCCAATTAAATACTGATTATTTTACAGATAACCTCCCAGAACATAATAAAGTAATCTATACAGGACCTATTGATAAATTTTACAAATATCAGTTTGGTGAATTGGAGTATAAAACAACTGAATTTCATACTTTTAAAATAAGAACTCTAAATCATCAAGGGATTGCTATGATGAATTATACTGATTTAGAAACTGAACATACACGTGTAATTGAACATAAACATTTTGAACCTGATATAGAATCTGATGTAACTTGGGTTACCTATGAATACCCTACTGAATATGATTCTTCTACCTCAGAACCTTATTATCCGGTAAACGATAATGTTAATAATAAAAAATACCTTCAGTATAAAGAATTAGCTGATAAAGAATCTAATATATTCTTTGGAGGACGTTTAGCTGAATATAAATACTACGACATGCATCAGGTAATTGAATCAGCCTTAAATTTTGTAAAAAAACTATTATGAAAAACGTAGATATAGTAATAGCTCATTATAATGAAAATTTAGATTGGATTTCTGAGATAGATTTAACTTATGTAAATAAAATATGGGTTTATTCTAAAAGTTTAATTAACAATAGTTATATTCCTTTACCCAATATAGGTCGGGAAAGTCATACTTACTTACACCATATTACTTCCCAATATCCTAATTTTCCAGAAAATATTGTATTTCTTCAAGGTAATCCTTTTGGTCACCATGAAAGTATTAAACCCAATAATATTGAAGATATAAATTTATGGTTAAATTATCTTCAATCACAAGAATATACTCCAAATGGACATTATAATAATTATGATAGATTTTTAAACAATGGAAAATTATTTAATTGGAGCGGTCAATCTTTAGATATTACAAATTATACTATATATGAATGGATTGAAAAATACCTCCAAACAAACCAAAAATCAGGTAATATTTATTGGTCAGCTCAATTTGGTGTTAAATCTAAAAAAATCCTAAATCATCCTTTAGATTTTTACCAATCACTTTTATCTCAACATACTCATCCTCATCCTGAAGTAAGCCACTTTTTAGAAAGGACTTGGGGTATAATTTTTAAAATATAAAAAATGAATAAAACCCTTTTAATAGAAGTTTGGTTAGGTCCTCTTCCGGATTATTACCAATATCATAAAGAAACTATTACTAAACAGCATGAAATTTTCGATATTTACTTTTTTACTGACCAAGAAGTAGATACAACTAATCTACCTTCTAATTATAAGGTAATAAATTTAAGTGTAGAAGAATTAAAAGATAGATTTTACAAAGCTAATAAGAGAGAACTACAACTATTAGGAGGTAATAAAAAAATTACAGATTTAAAATTTTCCTATTTTGTAGATATGTTTAGTGATATAATTGATTATTCAAAATATGATTATTTTGGTATTTTCGATATAGATACTTTAATGGGTGATTTATATAATTGGTTATCTCCTTATTTAGGAGAATATGATTTTATAAGCACTGGTGGAGAGAATTTTCATAATAGATTAGGAGGTCCTTTAATTATATTTAGAAATGATCCTGAAATTTTAAAACAATTTCAATCTGAAGATTATTATAAAATTTTTGATAAAGAAGAAATTTATGGTATAGGAGAAAAAGATTTAAATGATTGGGCAAATCAAAATCGTAAGGTTAAAATTTTAACTGATAGTCAAAACCTAGAACAAAATACCGGAAAAGTATTATATGATGCCGTATGGACAGGGGGAAAATCATATTGTAATCATAAAGAAATCCTCCTCCATCATTTTTATAATAAACCTGAAACTAAATTATCATTTAGAGGAAATTCTATAATTTCTGAATATAAAAAACAGTATATAGAAGATTTTTATTGGGTAGTCTACCTTACAGAAAATTATGAACCTTTACTCTCGGTATTAATTGATAGTATTAAACGTTTTTCTAATCGTAAATGTATTTTATATACTATTAATTATACTTCAGACTTAGCTTTCAAATTAACAGATCAATTTATAATTAGACCTTTTAATATTGAGCCTGGTGAATTAGATTCAAAAGGGAGAGATTTTAATGTATTAAGTCTTAAACCTAAAATTCATACAGATGTTGTAGAGTTTTTACCAAATAAAAAATTTGTACATATAGATACAGACATTGCTTTAACAGTTAATGCTGACAGTATTATTAAATATTTTAGTGGATTAGAAAACTTTCCATTAATTAATTCTCATACCCATGACCTGATTACAGTTCAAAATATTGTAGATGGAGAAGAATGGTCAAGTCCTATTAATATTTTAGGAGAAGCTACAGGAGTTCCTATTCACGTATATCCTAGAAGAAAATGTAATGTTAGTATTTTTGATAGTGAGTGTAAATGGTTTTTTAATGAACAGATTGAATTATTTGAACAATATAAAGGAACCCGACAAGGTATTTTTGCCCTTCACGATGAAGACTCAGCTAATTTATTATTAAACAAATATAGCTATACTAAATGTCTTCCTTTAATAGACATGGAAGAATTATCTCATATTAATATGGAAAAATTCCATAATTATAGTTATTCATCAGCTGCGGTTTCAGAAAATTTAATATTACCAAAACATGAAAATGATATTTTAGTATTTCATGGTTTTAAAAATCCTGAATTTAAAAACAAATTAGAAAAAGATTATTATAAAAAAGTATTATCTCAAGATGACTTTTTAGTTAGATTTGATCCTAAAGATAATAGATTTAATTGGATTAAAAATTCATTTTTAGGTAATAAAGAAATCCAACCTATAGTAAGATTTGAGGTATTAAAAAATAATAAAGTACTTTGGACTCTACATAATCAAGAGATTTTCAACTTTTGGGGATTCTTCATTTCCGAATGTTCAGTAGAAGAAGGATATTATGATATGCTAATAGTTGAAGAAGAATCGAATCGAATTATATATAAAAATACAATTAAGTTATGAATCAAGACACCCTAATTTTTATAGATGGATACCTTTCAGATAAAAAGCGTGCTGAAGCATGTTTAGATTTAATTAATCAATTAAAATCAACCTTACCCTATAAAATAGCTTTAATTAATAAGTATAATTTTTCTTGGGGTTTAGATACTAAAGTAGACCACTATGTAGAGTATGGTCATGGGTTTATGGTTGGTAAACCACCACAAGATATTTTAGATAAAGAATTATATGAATTACCTTACGTTTATGTAAACAC